CAGTAGTTTTTCATAATGCAAAATTTGATATTCCTTTCTTTAAATATCATTTTAAATTTGATTTTCCGAATTTTGAAGATACTATGCTTATGCACTACATGCTTGATGAAACGCCCGGTACACACGGTTTGAAAGAGCTAGCTCTGCGTTTTACTAAATATGGTGATTATGAGCGTGAACAAAATGATTGGATTGCTGCTTATTGTAAGGAACACAAAATTAAAAAAGAGGAATTTACTTTTGATTTTATTCCTTTTGAGATACTAAGTAAATATGCTGCAATTGATGCCTGTGTGACTTATTTATTATATCAAAAGTTTAGGGATGCACTTAGCAAAAATGAAAAACTTTTTGGAGTGTATAGACAAATCCTTATTCCGGGCTGTTTATTTCTTATTGATATGCAAGAAAACGGTATACCTTTTGATAAAAATAGATTAATTTTTATAGAGCAGAAAATGAATGAGGCTATTAATAGTGCAAAACACGAACTTCTTCAATTTCCTGAAATTAAAATGATGGAAGAAAAAGAAGAAAAAGAATTTAATCCAAATAGCCCAACACAGTTACGTAAGCTTCTTTTTGATTATATAGGGTTGCCCCCTACAGGTAAAATAACTAGTACTGGAAAAGCTAGTACTGATGCCGAAGTACTAGAGTCTTTGGCTCAAGAACATCCGCTTCCTAAATTAATTTTAGATATTCGTAAGAGTTCAAAGATAAAAAATACTTATATTGATAAGATTATTCCACAGTTAGATGCTGATGGAAGGTTGAGAACTAATTTTAATCAACATGTAACTACAAGTGGTCGCTTATCCTCTAGTGGTAAATTAAATGCTCAGCAGTTACCTAGAGATAATCCCTCTGTTAAAGGTTGTATTAAGGCTAGACCTGGATATAAAATTGTATGTATGGATTTACAAACAGCTGAAATGTATGTGGCCGCTGCAATATCTGGGGATTTAGAGCTTCAAAACGTATTTCGTTCAGGAGGAAACTTTCATTCTAGTATTGCTAAAAGAGTTTTTTCACTTAAATGTTCTGTAGAAGAAGTTGCAACTTTATTTAAACACATGAGACAGGCAGCTAAAGCTGTTTCATTCGGGATCAATAAATAAAGGTCCTCCTATTAAGTGATTAATAGGTAATAAACCCGCTCAATTGCTGGAAACCTAAACTATTAATATAGCATGGCGATCAGCAGCCAGAGGCTTTAGGGATAAAGTCAAATGGTTCAGAGACTCACAGCTTATCTAGACCAGATAAGGGCTGGGATAGGTTAGAAAAATTTATGGTGACAAATTATGTCACCATAAACATATATAGTACGATTTTGGTACCATATAACTAACTTATAAAAGGCGGGCATCTAATAGAACGAAAATATCAACTGTATAAAAGAATAATTGTTGATAATATTCGTACTATTAGATGAAGGTATAGTCCATGCCTTAGGAAACTAAGGAATAACATGCTTATATGGAGCTGGACCAAATACGGTCTGTGAGTCTGTAAATAAAGCTGGTGGTACTATGACGGTAGCCGGTGCAAAGCAAGCTATTAAAGATTATTTTTATACTTTTTGGAAGCTAGAAGAGTGGATTAATGAAACTCAAGAATTTATAGCTATAAACGGATATGTTTATTCTCCTTTTGGACGTAAACGTCGTCTTTTAAATGCACGTTCAAAAGATAAAAAGATTTCTTCCCATGAAATTCGTAGCGGTCTTAATTTTATAGTTCAATCTGTTGCTAGTGATATTAATTTATTAGCGGCTATTGATATGAATGCTTGGATAAAAATAAATGAATTCGATGCTAAAATATTTGCTTTAGTACATGACTCTATTCTAGCTGAAGTTAGAGAAGATTTAGTCGATGAGTATATACTAGTATTACAAAAATTTGTACAGCAAGACAGAGGAGTAATGATTTCTGGGTGTCCAGTTCGTTGTGATTTTGAAGTAGGAGACGACTACTCTATGGGTAAGTTTGAAAAATATTATGCAACTGACATACAAGAATTTTCGTTTAATTAATTTTCCAGTATATGGTTTACCGTCTGACAATGTAGAAGTTAGAGACGGGCTATTATTTATTGATAATGCTGTTATAGATGATAGAAATCAAATAGGCGATACACTGGGGGCTAGACGGCTACAGACGCATCATAAACTTTTTCCTTTAAAGTGTGGTTATTCAGACTTTCAAGGATTATTAGATGCTAAGTATAAGTCTTTTGTTGATAATAAAGGGTACTATTTTTATTATAAAAAAACAAAATATATTAAAATATCTTATCATAAAATAGTAAAAGTTGTATTAAAAGATACACATACTTTAATTAAAATAACAGAAGTACCCTTTCCTTTAATAATGCTTAGACCTCCTCCACAAGGTTTTGACTGGGTCGGTGTTATATGTTTGGGTAAACATCCTTGGATACCCTATGAGTATAGTAAAGAATACTATACACCAAAAAGAAGGAAAATTTAATGGCTAAAAAACGCGCTAGACGTATTACCTCTGAGGCATTTACAGTTTCTGATATTTCCCCTTTAACTGAGAATCAAAAAACAGCTTTTGAAAGTACAAATAATTTGATTCTTTGTGGGGTAGCTGGTAGCGGAAAATCATTTATTGCATGTTACTTTGCTATAAATGATATTTGTAATGAACTATATGATAATATAGTTTTAATAAGAAGTGCAGTTCCTTCACGTGATATAGGTTTTTTACCTGGAACAGATAAAGAAAAAACACGTGTTTATGAAGAACCTTATCTTTCAATTTTTTCTGAAATTTTAGGTCGTGGTGATGCTTATGAAATCTTAAAGATTAAAGGGCTATTACATTTTTTAACTACTTCCTATTTACGAGGTCTGACAATTAGAAATTCTGTAGTAATAATTGATGAATGTCAAAATATGGAATTTAAAGAATTAGACACTATTATTACTCGTATAGGTGAAAACTGTCGTGTTATTTTTTGTGGTGATTTTAAACAGACAGATTTAAAAGTAAATGGAATGAGAGATTTTTTAAATATTATTAAATATATGCCTAATCAATTTGACATAATAGAATTTTCAATTGAAGATATTGTACGAAGCGGGTTAGTCGGAGATTACCTTAAAACTATAGAAAAAATTAAAGATGGATATTTTACAATATGCCCAAAGCTGTATTAAGCAATAGAATCTTTTTAGAGGCTGACATAAGTACTGCTGAAAAAATACGAAAAGAGCTTACTTATAGTATTCCTAATTTTAACCCTAAAGGTGAACCTTTAGTGCTTAGGACGTATGCTCGTATAACAGATAAAATACTTACTATTCCTATTGGTAGGGTAGACCTTATTCCAGCTGACTATGAAATAATTGATAAAAGAAATATAATCCCGGCGCAATTCCCCGAATTTAGCGGGCAATTGCGCCCAAGTCAGCAAGCTATATGGGAAGCAATTGATGATAATGCAATTATTAATGCCTGGGTATCTTTCGGAAAAACTTTTACTGCTTTAGCAATAGCTGCTAAATTTAAACAAAAAACCTTAGTTGTAACTCATACTGTACAATTAAGAAATCAGTGGGTAAGAGAAGTAGAAAAAGTATTTGGATTTACTCCAGATATAATAGGTTCTGGAAAATTTGGATTAAGTACACCTATAGTAATAGGTAATGTTCAAACTTTATACAATCGTATGAAGATTTTATACGATAAATTTGGATTAGTAATAGTTGATGAAACTCATCATATCTCTGCTCCAACATTTTCTAAGGTTTTAGATAAGAGTTGTGCTCGTTATAAAATAGGGCTATCTGGAACTATAGAAAGAAAAGATGGTAAACATGTAATATTTAAAGATTATCTAGGTACGTCTTTATTTCAGCCACCAGCAGAGAATTTTATGCCACCAGAAATACATATATATAAATCTAGTACAGTTTTACCTGATGGGGATTTTATGCCATGGGCAAAGAAAGTAAATTGTGTATGCTACAATGAAATATATCAGAATGAAGTGGCAATATTAGCTGCAGCATATGCTGCAAAAGGGCATAAGGTTTTAGTGGTTTCAGATCGAGTTGATTTATTAAAAAACTGTGCAGAGTTAGTAGGAGATACTGCAGTTTGTATTACTGGAGAAACAGACCATAATCAAAGAGAGATATTAATATCTAAAATAAAAACTGGAAAAAAGAATGTATTGTTTGGAACACAAAGTATTTTTTGTGAGGGTATTTCATTAAATCAGCTGAGTTGTTTAATATTAGCTTCACCAATTAATAATGAACCTTTATTAACTCAATTAATTGGTCGTGTAATTCGTTTAGAAGAAAATAAACTAAATCCGGTTATAATTGATATTAACCTAGTAGGTAATACAGCTAAACGACAGGCTCAGCAAAGGTTGGGGTTATATTTTAAAAGTGGGTGGAAAGTATCTACTATTTAAAAAATATTTCTTGACTTTTATACCTCACTATAGTATAATATATTTATAATTTAGGAATTCTAATGATTTTATATAACTGTAAAAAGGTGTTTAGAGAAGGAAAGACTACAGATGGAATAATAGCTATAATTAATTACATTACTTACAGGCCTTATCCAAAACATCTCGGAGACCCTATTATTAGGTTTGCACATAAAGATTGGGGTGGCTCTAATTTTTTAATTAATCCAGAAGGCTTATTAGAAAATAGGAGGTATACAAAAGATAGAGATATAGTACAGTATATAGAACTGTCAAGTTTAAGAAACTATGGAGAATATTTAATTGCGGGAAAGAAGACTTTGGACCTCTTGGCCGTTTCAGGGAAAGAGGACTTATTTAAAAACAACAATATTTTATATGTATCAAAAGGACAAATTTATTTTACATATGAAGAACTTTAGGAGACAAAATAATGGCATTAGCATTTAATCAAGCAAAAGGTACTGCTAAGAAAAATATAATTGATAGTTATGTTATGAAGATGGGCGATAATAAAGTACGCTTTGTAGGCCCCCTTCTTGCACGTTATGTATATTGGATAGATGGATTTAATAATAAAAAAGTTCCTATTGAATGTTTAGCATTTGATAGAGAAAAAGAGTCTTTTACAAACGCTGAAAAAGATTGGGTTTCTGAATACTATCCAAATATTAAATGTAGTTGGGCATATTGTATTCTGTGTATTGACCCAGATGATGGTAAGGTAAAAGTATTTAATCTTAAAAAACGCCTTCTTGAACAAATTATTACAGCTGCAGAAGATTTAGGTGACCCAACAGACCCAGATAACGGGTTTACAATTCATTTTAAAAAGGTAAAAACAGGCGGTATGGCATATAATGTTGAATATCGTTTTCAACCTCTTAAATGTAAAAATGAGCCTTTAACTGATGAAGAAAAAGCTGCAGTAGCTGAACATCTTACAATAGAAGAATTAATTCCTAGACCTACTCCAGATCAAATAAAAGCTTTCCTTGATAAACTTCAAGAAGCTAGAAATAACCCTGATACGGTTGATAATATTGGTATGGGGGAAGAAGTATCACAGGAGTTTGATATTGCATAATGATAAAAAATATCCTATTAACGGCGGATATACACATTAAATTAAAACAAAAAAAGATTCCAACAGATTGGGCTTTAAATAGATATACGTTATTTAAAGAACAATTAGTTTCTTGTTTAAAAAATGTGGATATCTTGGTTATAATGGGAGATGTTTTTGATGGTGTACCAAGCTTAGAAGAGTTGTCAGTGTTTTTCGATTTAGTAGAAGCACTGACAATTCCTACTTATATTTTTGATGGCAACCATGAAGCTACTAAGAAAGGTAAAACTTTTCTTGGAAATATAGCAAAAGTTACATCTATCATAAATTCAAAAGTTAATATAATAACTGAAGTAACAGAATATGAGTGGGGCACTCTTCTTCCTTATTGCTGCTTGTTCAGAAAAGATGTGATTAAGGGGCTTAATACAAATAAGCCCCTTTTTAGTCATTTTCGTGGAGACATTCCACCACATGTTAAAGCAGAAATAGATCTTTCACTTTTCAAAGACTTTCCTGTTGTATTTGCAGGGGACTTACATTCAACTTCTAACTCTCAACTAAATATAGTTTATCCTGGTAGCCCAATGACTACCTGCTTTCATCGTTCAAAAGTAGAAACTGGTATGTTAAAAGTATTTTATCCAGAATTAAAAATAACTTGGATACCATTAAACTTACCACAACTAATTCGTAAAACAGTACAAAACCCGAACGAAATGGTACCAACGTTTCCAGATCATACAATTTATGAAATTGAAGGTGACTTAAGTGAGCTAGCTATAGTAGAGAACTCTGAGTTACTAGATAAAAAAGTAGTTAAACGAAACAATGAGTCGGCTCTAATTTTAACTAAAGACATGACTATAGAAGAAGAATTGTTTGAATATCTATGTTATATATTAGAATTGCCAGAAACTACTGCTCAGGAGGTTATTACAGAATTTCATGATAATATTTAAAAAATTAAAATGGTCTAATTGCTTTAGTTATGGCGGGGATAATGAAATAAGTTTAAATAGTGATCCAGTTACACAGATGATAGGCTTAAATGGTACTGGAAAATCTAGTATTCCACTTATACTAGAAGAAGTTTTATATAATAAAAACTCTAAAGGAATTAAGAAATCTGATATAGCAAACAGAATAATAAATAAGCCTTATACAATAGAACTAAGCTTATCTTCAAATAATGAAGAGTATAAAATTAAATATACTCGTGGTAAAACTGTAAAGCTTCAGCTATTTAAAGATGGAGAAGATATTAGTAGCCATACCGCTACTAATACACTAAAACAAGTTGAAGAGATAGTTGGATTAGACTTTAAAACTTTTTCACAACTAGTATATCAAAATACAAGTAGTAGTTTAGCTTTTTTAACAGCTACTGATATAGAACGAAAGCGTTTTTTAATAGAACTTTTAAATCTAAATAAATATATTGAGTATCATGAAAAGTTTAAAGAGATAGCACGACAGCTCACAATAGAAAAAACTAAAGTTGAAACAGAGATAATAACACTAGAAAAATGGTTAGAAGAAAATAATCTTGAGGGTATGATGGTGCTCTCAAGTGTAAAAATAGAAATTTCGACGGAAACAGAAGAACTTGAACGGGCAAAATTACAAGAAGAAATTAAAAATATTGCACTTTTAAATAAAAAAATCGAAAAAAATAATTTATATAAAAAACAACTAGCTGCTATAGATTTAAATAGCTTTAGTGATGTTAAAATTACTCAAGAAATAAGCACTCATAATACTTCTATGCGTTTAGGTGAATTGCTAGCTGATCAAAAAACTGCACAGAAAGAACTAAACCAACTTGTTAAATTAAAAGATAAGTGCCCAACATGTCTTCAAGATATAAATACAGAATTTAAAGAATCATTAATCAATAAATATTCTGAGATAGTTATTAGTTGTAAAAATGAAATTAATAAACTAACTAAAGAACTAAATGAAACAAAAGAATTAAACAAGCGTTTAAAAGAAAAGTTATTAGCAGAGTCTGAATTTGAAAATCTATTTAGAGCTATTAAACACGACTTACAAACAAACCTATTAAGCGAATCAGATTTAAAAAATAAACTAATATTAGTAGAAAAGGCTATAGCAAGCAAGAAAAAAGAAATTGAAGCATTAATTACTAAGAATCTTGCTGTTGAACGTAATAATACAAAAATATCTTTAATAAAAGAACAGTCTGAAAAAATAAAGGAAAAGCTGAAAAAAGCCAAACTAGCTCTCAATACAAATATTGAAAAATTAAACAGAATTGAAATTCTTAAAAAAGTTTTTGGTACCAACGGTTTATTAGCCTATAAAATAGAAAATCTAATAAAAGACTTAGAAGACCTAGTAAATGAGTATTTAGTGGAGTTATCTGATGGAAGATTTTCTTTGTTGTTTATTGCGGAAAAAGATAAATTAAATATTGAATTGGCTGATAACGGTATAATAGTAGATATTAACGCTTTATCTAGTGGAGAGCTAGCAAGAGTTAATACAGCCACATTATTAGCAATTCGTAAGTTAATGAATAGTCTATCTAAAACTCAAATTAATTTGTTGTTTTTAGATGAAATTATTAGTGTGTTAGACGAGGCTGGCAAGGATAAGCTCGTAGAAATATTACTTAAGGAAGATGAATTAAACACATTTCTTATATCACATGGATGGACACATCCACTACTAGCAAAGCTTGAAATCCTCAAAGAAAATGAAATTAGTAGGATTGAGTTATGACAGTAGATTCGAGATCAAAAGGCCAACGAGGAGAGTACCTTGTTAGAGACCTTTTTAGAAAACATACAGGACTTGGCTGGGAGCGTACTCCTCAGTCTGGTGCGTTATCATATCTTAAGACAGATATTTATTTGCCTAATTGTGATAATGCTTTTGCGATAGAAGTAAAAAATTATGAGGAACAAATTTTTGATTCCAAAATATTTACAAATAAAAGTAATTATTTTGTAAAGTTTTGGGATAAGGTACAGCAAGATGCAAGTACTAGAGATCAAGAACCATTGCTTGTTTTTAAACATAACCGTTCAAAATTATTTTTAGCAACGCGAATGCTGCCTAAACAAACACAAAATTATATGCATGTATGCTGGTTAAACTGTTATGTCCTTTTAGCAGAAGAATGGTTAGAAAAGGAAACAACAAATATTAACTGGATTAAGGAATAACTATGGCTAAACAATTTTTAAGTTTCGTTCCAAATAATAAAAACCTATTATTAGTGGACGGTCTAAACTTAGCCTTTCGCTGGAAGCATATTGGAGCAACAGAGTTTAGTGAAGAGTACGCTAGAACAGTAAATTCACTAGCAAAATCATATAAATGTGGAACAATAATTATAGCGTCTGATTATGGAGCATCCTCCTTTAGAAAAGCACTCTTTCCTGATTATAAAGGTAATCGTGAAGAATTAAGAGCACAACAGACCGAAGAAGAACAACAAGCTTTTTATGATTTTTTAGAAGGGTATAATAGAGCTATAGAAGAAATAAATTACCCTATTTTTAAATATAAAAATGTAGAAGCTGATGATATTATAGCTTTTATTGTTAAGAATAGAGAGCTATTTGGCTTTGATAATATTTGGATAGTTTCTTCTGATAAAGACTTAGACTTATTAATAAATGAACATGTTTCTCGTTTTTCATATGTAACAAGAAAAGAAACTACAGAAAGTACATGGCACGAACACTATGATATTGATCCTGATGAGTATGTTACTTATAAGTGTTTATTAGGGGATTCTGGAGATAATATACCAGGAGTAGCCGGTGTTGGGCCTAAGAGGGCTGTTCAGCTTATAAATGAGTATGGGAATATATTTGATATTATTGATGTATTGCCAATAAATAGTAAATATAAACATATTCAAAATTTAAATAAATTTGAAGAGCAGCTATTACTAAATATACAACTAGTTGATTTGATATCCTATTGTGAAGATGCCTTAGGTGAAGAAAACTGTAAAGATATAATTGAAAGGCTTACAAATGAAGGTAATGACTTCGATTCCTAATCAATTTAAAAAGGCACATGATGATGATGCTGGGTATGATATTATAGCTGCAGAACAGGCTGTAATATATCCTGGTAAAAAAGCTTTAATTTCCACAGGTCTTATAGTAGCAATCCCGAAAGGTTTTGTAGGAATTATTAAATCTAGAAGTGGGTTAGCCGCAAAGCATGATTTAGAACACGGTGCTGGGGTTATAGATTCTGGATACCGCGGAGAGGTAAAAATATTAATAAGGAATTTTGGTACTGAACCTTATGGAGTGTTTCCAGGAGATAAAATTGCTCAAATGATAATTTTACCTATCTTTAATGAAGAAGTTGAATTTGTAGATAGTTTAAATGAGACTGAGAGAAGTAAAAAGGGGTTTAACTCCACAGGATACATATATGAATAAAAATTTTAGAGATTTAATGGCTGAAGCAAAATTTTATGAAAGCTATGCTAGATATAATGAACTAGCCGACCGATATGAGACTTGGGAAGAGGCGGTTGATAGAGTAATGTCTATGCACAGAGATTACTACGCTGATTTTATGTGTCCAGAACTTGAAGAACTTATTGATTTTGCTGAAAAAGCGTACAAAGAAAAAAAGGTTCTTGGAGCACAGCGCGCTCTTCAGTTTGGGGGTGAGCAGTTACTAAAGCATCATGCTAGGGCCTACAATTGCACAGCTAGTTATGCTGATAGACCAGAATTTTTTGGTGAGGGTTTTTACTTAATGCTTTGTGGTGCTGGAATAGGTTTTTCAGTTCAGCATAGGCATATAGACAGACTACCAGATATAAAAGAACGAACAGGCCCTGCCGATACTTTTGAAGTACCTGATTCTATTGAAGGTTGGGCACAGGCTGTAGATGTTTTGTTATCTAGTTTTTTTGTTGATGGTGTGCATTCAGAATATGAAGGAAAAAAAGTATATTTTGATCTTTCTAATATTCGTCCTCGCGGAGCATATATATCAGGGGGTTTTAAAGCACCTGGGCCTGAGCCTCTTCGTAGAGCTTTAGATAATATAGAACATTTAATCAAAAAACGAATTATGGGTGGTTTCACGCGCTTGCGCCCAATTGATGTTTATGATATAGTTATGTATTACGCAGATGCGGTTATATCTGGTGGCGTACGTCGTGCAGCTACCATATGTTTATTCTCTCCAGATGATGAAGAGATGATGAGAGCGAAACTAGGAAACTGGTTTGTTGATAACCCTCAACGTGGACGTAGTAACAATTCTGTGGTGTTAAAACGTGATAAAGTAACTTATCGCGAATTTAAATCTATAATGGATTTAGTTAAGGATTATGGAGAACCTGGCTTTGTTTTTACGGAAGATGAAGATATAGTATTCAATCCATGTGTAACAGCTGATACATCTGTAATGACAGACAAAGGACCACGTTTAGTACAAGATTTAATTGGAGTACCGTTTACAGCAGTAATTAATGGAACTAAATATAAAACTACTGAAAAAGGTTTTTGGTGTACTGGCACTAAAAAGGTTTATAAGTTAGGCACAGACCACGGGTATAGTATAAAAGCGACTGGTAACCACCAAATTCTTACTAAAGAAAGAGGATGGGTAGAGCTGGGTAAATTAAAAATAGGCGAAGAAATTTGTCTTAATGAGCATAACAACCTATCTTGGCTTGATAATCAAGACGATGAAGAAAAAGGTTGGCTACTTGGCAGTCTTGTTGGGGATGGTACATTTGCTAATGAAAAAAACGCATTACTCTGCTATTGGGGCGAAGAAATGCATCTAATGGAAAATGCAAAATCTTTTCTAGAAAAACATTTTAAAACTTATCAAGAGTTTAACCCAACAAGTACTTATATAGATAGAATGAGAATAAGCTCTTCTAAACTTGCTGAATACGCTAAGCAATTTGGTGTTATTCCAAATAATAAAATTCCTAATCATTCTCTTGAAGAGCAATCAAGTAGTTTTTATATTGGCTATCTTCGTGGATTTTTCGATGCTGATGGGTCTATCCAAGGGGGGCAGAAAAAAGGTGTATCTATTCGCCTTTCACAAGTAAATCTTGAAGCATTAGAACAAGTACAGAGAATGTTGTTACGCTTAGGAATAGTTAGTAAAATATATAAAAATCGTAAACCGGAAGGAAAATATTTACTTCCTAATGGACACGGGGGTTTAGATTATTATAACTGCAAAACTGTCCATGAACTTATAATATCTAAAATTAACATTATTAAATTTTATAATATTATAGGGTTCTCTACTAATCACAAACAAGAACGACTAAAAAATATTATAGCGGCTTATAAACGTGCTCCAAATAAAGAAAAATTTGTAACAAAAGTTACTTCCATTGAACTATTAGGAGAAGAGCTAGTATATGATGTGACGGTGCCAGGTGCGGATTGTTTTGATGCAAATGGCCTTATAGCTCATAACTGTTGTGAGATTTCATTATATCCTCAAACTAAAACTGGAGAGTCTGGCTGGTCTCTGTGTGTTTCTGGTGATACAAAATTAATAACAAAAACAGGTATTGAAGTTATTAAGGAGTGTGTAAATTTAAATAAACAAATAGAAATTTGGAATGGAGAAAGTTGGAGTGCGGTTACACCAATACAAACAGGTGAAAATAGAAATCTGTATAGAGTAACACTATCTGATGGAAGCTTTCTAGATTGCACAGAAAATCACAAATGGCTAATAAAGAACCGCTTTCAAAAATCTTTTAGAGAGGTGTCTACCTTAGATTTAAAAGATATTATCGCTACTGAAAAGTATGTAGTCTCAACTCCTCGCTTTTTTATGGATGGAGCAGAGGGGCTAACAGAACTTAATGCCTACAACTATGGATTCGTTTTAGGAGATGGAAGCATTAAAAAAGATAGGAGCCAAAATAATATTCACGCCAAAATACATGAAAATTCTGGAAAGGATTTAATAGATTTCAAGAATACGGTAGCATTATCTGAAAGTGTTAATAATTTAGGAACAAAATATACAACGCTAAAATTTCTAGGTTTAGACCAGAATCTAACTTTAAAATTAAAAGCGAACAAAGGTTTACCTAAAGAAGTGTTTGAATGGAACCGAGAATCTATTTTAGAGTTTATAGCGGGATGGGCAGATGCTGACGGATCTCAGGCTTCAAAAGGTATTAGAATATACGGAGAAGAAAATAACATAAGAGATTGTCAATTATTATTATCAAAAGTTGGTATTTGCTCTTCTGTAAATAAAATGGCCAGTGCTGGAACTTATGTAGACTCTATTAATGTTTACAGAAAGCAGGACGTTTGGTATGTACAAATAACAAAGACAATAGATATTCCTTGTAAAAGACTTATATGTAATAATGCTGAAGAAGCTAAGTTTAAGGGAAAAAATCAAGTCGTTAAGTCTGTAGAAAAACTGTCTGGATTACATAATACATACTGTTTTGAGGAGAAAGAACTACATCAGGCGGTATTTAATAATGTTTTAACAAAACAATGCAACCTTACGGAAATTAACGGAGCTAAAGCCACTTCTGCTGAAGCTTTTTATAATCAATGTCAAGCTGCTGCAATACTAGGAACACTACAAGCCGGATACACAAATTTTAAGTTTTTAAATGAGGAATCATATCGTATTATAACAGATGAGAATCTTTTAGGTGTAAGCATAACGGGCTGGATGAATAGTCCTGATATTCTTTTTGATAAAGAAATACTTAAAAACGGCGCAGAGGTTGTAAAAGCTACGAATCGTATTGTAGCTGAAATATTACAAATGAATCCTGCAGCAAGAACAACCACAGTTAAACCTAGTGGTAATGCAAGCGTTTTACTAGGGACTACTAGTGGTATTCATGGAGAACATGCACCTAGATATTTAAGAAACGTACAGTTTAATAAGGAGACAGAAATCGCTAAACTGTTTAAAGAGGTAAACCCTTGTATGGTTGAAAACTCTGTCTGGTCACAAAATGGAACAGATATATGTGTATCATTTCCAGTAGTAAGTAACCCGAAGAGTGTTTTTAAGAAAGATTTGCTAGGAATAAAACAATTAAAGTATGTAAAGCTTGCACAACAATACTGGATTGAATATGGTACAAACGTAGCTCTTTGTACTAAACCATATCTACGTCATAATGTATCTAATACTATTACTGTAGATGATTGGGATGAAGTAACAGATTATGTGTTTGATAACCGTGAATATTTTTGTGGTGTATCATTCCTAGCAGCTTCTGGAGATAAAGAATACCCGCAGGCTCCTTTTACAGAAGTTTTAACTCTTGAACAAATTACAAACAAATATGGGCCAGAAGCTTTATTTACTTCAGGTCTTATAGAAGCTGGTCTAGTAGCATTCTCGGACAATTTTTGGTTAGCATGTAGTACTGCTGTCGGTAAAGGTTTAGACTTAACTGAAGAAACTCATGCAAATATTCTTAGAAGAGATTTTGTTCGTAGATTTAATAAATTTGCAAAGAAGTTTAAATCTAAAGAAGATTGTATTAATTGTTTGAAAGACGTTTATAACTTTCATAAGTGGTGGAAGATACAAAAAAATGCTATTGACATAAACTTTCTTGAAACTTTAAAAGCAAAGGAATTTGTTGATATAGATACACTTGGAGCACAAGCCTGCTCTGGTGGCACTTGTGAATTATGGTAATAAAAAAGCCCGCTAGCAATAGCGGGCTTTATTTTTATTTGTTATTTATATACTCGTACAGAGATATGAGCAACTCTATAACAGAATTTTCTTCAATGTAAGGAGTAAGTGCAATCAACTCCGACATAATAAATAATAGACCAAACAGTACTGCTATATCTAACATTATTTTATCTCATTTATATAGGTGCCTAAGCCTATGGCCCCCCTTAATGGAGAGCTTGGATTAGACTCATAATAGTTATAAAACTGAATAGAGCTTTCTTTTAATGCTCCAGAAGTATCATACATTATTAAGCTAGCGTATGGAGAGACTGCGTATAAACTACCGGGTATTTCTCCTGTACCGTCAATACGCTCTGCAGTATATGCAGGGCTTTTTTCTGTAAAAATTAAAGCATTAACTGTTTTAGTTAGTGTAGACATAAATCCGTCTTCAAAATAAAATCCAGATAAATTTAAGTCTTGCATAGCATGCATAGTATATCTAGCATATGTTACTGGTTGAATGCCTAAATCGCTACCCCCAATATTAGGCATACCGTGGTTCCATACATATGCTTGTCCTAAAGGTGTATTTCTTACTTCTATCATATTATTAATTACATCTGCCATACGAGCGGCTTCTATTTTATAATTCTGATCTCCAGTAATTACTGACATATGTAGATGATAACGAATCCATTGAGTATATGTATGAGTTAATTTTTTCTCTAAAAAGGGAAAAGCTGTAACAATATCTTTTCTACTACGCCATTTAGCTTCAAAATGATTTATTAAGTAATCTTTCCAAAAAAGATACCTTTCCATATATATAGGATTAACATTTCTATTTTCATAATACAAGCGAGCACAAGTAGCAATAAAAGAATGAGTAAGCATATCATCCATTTCATGCACATCTGTACCATAATAATAGGGGTCTGGTTCATATAGCCATAACCAATTTAAATATCCATCTGCTACATAAGTACTACCACCTTTAATAATAATGGACCAGTCTTTTAATTGCGCTCTCATTACTTGTGTTACTTTATCCACCTCTAGTAATAGCTTTTCATCTCCAGAAGCTCTAAAAGCGTGTATTATCCCAGTAACATGAGTATTTATATACCTACCGTAGGTATATAAATCTTTACTGGCTGCTAAGTCCACAAGATTACCGTTGCTTTGATTAGTACTATTTATCCATGCCCAAACTCTATCATACCACAATTTTTGCTCGGTAGTTAAGTTGGCTTCAGAAAATTGTGGATCAACGGTCCAAGCAAAAGGCTCTCTTGTATTAGAGGGAGGTTCAATTACAGGCTCTGTACTGGTCTCTATTAAATAGTTACTTAATAGAAATACAGGAGGGTCTGTCTGAGTCCATCTAGCTTCAACCGCAAAATCATATACACCATAAGGAAGGTCTGAGATAACTATACTAGTATTTAATGTACGATAGGTCTCACCCATATCGCTTCCATTTATATAGATATCATATCCGCCAGCTGGAGTTCCGTCTTTAGTGTATGGAAGACTCCATTCAAGAGTAAAAACTTTATCATTTACAGTTACAGAATTCAATGTAGGGGTTGTATATTCTGGTAATGACTTAGTAGAAACTGTTGTAGTTTTCATTTGACTCATATATGTTTTTCCATAAGCACGAATGCCATATATATAGTCTTTTTCAGCCAAAACATTTTTGTCTATATAACTTCTAGCATTTTTATTCTTTATAGTTACAATCTGTTTTAAAGATTCCCCTTCTACACCTCTATAAACATAAAAACCTTGATGTGATTTAATACTATAATTCCAGTTTAATGTAACTGAAGGCGTATTATACTCTGCCTTAAATTCTGTTGGCGTAGGCATACTATCAAGCTCTGTAAGAGCAAAAGTATTACCACAAATAAATAGTGTTAATAATAGCACTAATAATTTTTTCATTTTTCAATTTTTCTAAAGACCGCATGTTTTAATAGGTCTTCCGGGTCTGCTATCACAGTAAATTCATCATACCCAGCAAACTCCCAAGCTTTTTGTACATAAGTAGAACATACCATACTTGTTACTTTAATTAAAACCCTAAAAACTTGTGAAAGTATAATACGTACGTAACTTAAAAGTCCATACTTTCTAACTTTTTCATTTGGATTATCTCTAATTGATAATACAAATTCTAATACCTTTTCAGGGTTTTTTCTAACAGTTGAAGGTGCTAATCCAAAAAATACCGTTCTTTTATTTCTTTTAAACCAGTCTGATGCTGGAGTAAGTGCAAACCCTTTTGCGACAAATTCTGTTACGTACAGGTTATTGTCGCCAAGCCATACGAACATAGCAAGGTGTGAGAAACTGCCGCCTGTCGCTGCACGTATAGGAAAGAATCCTTGTACTCCTAGTAAATCTCCATTTTTTGCGATCTTTCTCACATTTTCATAGGTAAAATGCTTTGCAAAAAATTCAAGCGCTTCTTCCTTTGTTAGGTCTGTATACATGTATCTTCCCATAATAGTACTTGCATTTAAAGGGCATATATCAATTATCGTACGTCTAAAGGGTACTGGCCAGTAATTATTATACTGGCTAGCCTATTAACGCGTTTACGTGCTTTTCTGCCACAATTGCTATCAAGCATTTCTTTAGCTGCTTTTACATAATCTTTTTCCTCAAAAGCTGCTATCATAAGTTTAAACTGTTTAAACTTATTTATTCCCATAAAATTCATATCAATTAAAGCATCTTGTCTAGCTCTATCCAGCTCTTTAAACCAAGGAAAACTAATGGTTAGTTCTTTACGAGAAGTTTCTATATCATTTCTTAGTAAAAATAAAGCCTCCTCTCTAGTTATTCCTCTGCCCTCCAGGTTCCTACCAACTCCTATAGTTAAAAAACCTGAAGGACACTTATAAACTTTTAATTTAATCCCTTCATGTAAAATTAACATTTTCTCTAACATTAGAAATCGTCCCTAATTTGAAATTTAATAATTTCATACACTGTCTCAATTTTTCCATCTGCCGAAGTATACTCTACTTCTCCATCATAAAACCCTGGCGCTATAGAAATAAGTTCAGTAGTAAAAGGAAAAATTACTTCACCGTTTGCAAATAATGTTCCATTTATTGTAAATGAAAGTGTACTTGACCCTCTTGGTCTAACATACAATTTTACACCAGTGCCGGGTACAGTTAAATCCACAGCCTCTCCAGTATCGTTCCGTGTTAAGGTTACTATAAGTTGCGATCCAGTGTCGCCTTTTACTAAATAATGCATTTTATTCTCCTATTGCCATCC